CTAATTGTGCAGTCCCAGATGGTATGAAAGAGCAAGTCTTAGCGTTAAAACAATTAAATATTCCGGTAATTGCTGCAACAGGCAATCTACAAAATAGAAAAGCAGTAAATTCACCTGCTTGTATTAATGATGTTGTTTCAGTTGGAGCAACAGATAATACATCAATTGATGGCCGTACTGCATATGATATTAAAGCAGTTCCAACTATAGCAAGGTACTCAAATGGTTGGAACCAAACAGACTTCTATTTAAATGGTAGATGGTATGTAACTAATAGAGATGGATCTCGTACATTCACCGCAGGAACTTCAAACGCGACTGCGACATTATCTGCTTATTGGGTTTTAAATCTTAAGAGTTCTTTTGATGAAACCTACAACTTTCTACTTGCTAAAACAATACCTACAAACAATCAATGGTTATCTGGTAGATATCTTTCAACTGGATACATGTCTGCTTTGTAGCATTAAATACTAAAGAGCATTTGCTAATACAGATGCTCTTTAATTTTAATTTAGATAGGAGTAAAAATGCAAACATTTCTGCCGTCTAGCGACATTTCATATACCGCAAAATCTTTAGACAATAAAAGACTTAATAAACAAATCCTTGAAGGGTATCAAATACTCAAGGTGTTGTCTGGAGAGTCTATCTCAGGAGCATGGCGTAATCACCCTGCAGTGCTTATGTGGAAAGGCTATGAGACTGGCCTGTGGTCTTATATACAGCACATGATAGAAGAGGCTAAGGTTCGCGGTATTAAGACAATAAACAATGAGAATAACCTTAATGATCTTAAAGCAAAATGTTCGGGTAGATGGGGAAAGACTCCGCCAATGTTCTGGTCTAATGATAATAAAGTAATGCGTATTACAACAACCCACAAGGCTAATCTATTTAAAAAAGATCCTATCTATTATATTAAATATCAGTATGCAGAATCAAGCCCATACAATGTTCCGTGCTGTCCAGAACGCAAAGTTCCTTGCCAATATTATTGGCCAACACATGAAGAAAGAAATGAGTTGTTAAATGCAGTTCTTTAATTTAATTACGTTTACTGGATTATTTTTAAGCATGTGCGTTATTGTATCTTTGTCCTATAAAGTATATACATTAAAAACAATGTTAAAACAATTTGTTCTTGATCAAAGAATATTAAAGGCTTTTTCTGAAACTTTAAAAGAGCAGTTAGATTTGGTTAAAAATGAAACAGATGAAACTCAAGAGAACTTTATTAAATTTTTATCAGATTCTAGAGATGTGGCCTTTAACTATATTGAAGAAACAATGGCTATTGTTAATGATATTATCTTATATTGTGAGCAACAAATTGAGCAGCCAAAGTTGGCAGACTTATACTCAGATGCAAAATTAAAGTTTATTTTAGAAAAACTCAAGCCTATAGTTGAGCAAAAATAAAAAAATTTATAGCAATATACGCTATAATGGTATATGAAAGAGGTGATTAAATGAATAAAGAACAACTAAAAGCAATGCTTTCAAGTTATGGTCGCTCAGTTCTTGCAGCAGTAATTGCTTTGTATACCGCTGGAATTACAGATCCTAAAGATATGTGGGCAGCACTTGTAGCAGCCCTAGTTCCAGTCGCACTTCGTGCAGCAAATCCAAAAGACAAATCTTTTGGTAAGTTTGATGCAGTTGCAAAAGATGTAGAAGTTGCACTTAAAAATATCAAACCAGTTAAAAAAGCAGCAAAAAAGAAAGTTGCTAAAAAGGCTGTAAAGTAATTATACTTAATAAATAGGGATGGATATTTCTGTCCCTATTTTTTTATATAAAGGAAACTTATGAATTTTGTATACATATGTAAAGATGGTGAAAACGAAGAACTTAGATATTCAATTAGATCTGTTGTAGAAAATACTAATGATCCAAAAATTTGGGTAGTTGGTGGAAAACCAGATTGGTATCTTGGCAATTATATTCCAGTATTACAAAATCAACATAAGTATCAAAATGCACTTAACAATCTTAGGGCTGCCTGTGCCTCTGAAGAAATACCCGAAAATTTTATATTAATGAATGATGATTTTTATATTACAAATAAGGTAAATGAAATAAAAATATATAATAATGGATTACTTGAAGATCAAATAAATCAGTATCATAATCTTGGGATTAGATCTACTTATTTACATAGATTAGGAAAAACATATTCTTATTTACAAAAAAGAAACATACCAAGTCCCATTAGTTACGAACTTCACGTGCCAATGCCAATGAAAAAAAGTAAATTAATAACTATTCTTGAAGAAAATTATACAACACTTTGGAGATCAAAGTATGGAAATACATTTAATATTGGTGGAGAAACAGTAAAAGATGTAAAGGTTCACAGAGGTGGTGCATTAGTTGCATTATCATACAACCAAGACAAAGAACAAATTCCTTACTTGTCTAGCGCAGATAGTTCTTTTGTGTTTTTGTTAGATTTTCTAACTACAAACTTTCCAGAAAAATCTACATATGAGCGATAAGATCTAAATATTTATCCTTTAGATTATTTTTAGCAAAATGATTTAGTCCTATTTGTAATGCAGAATCTTTCATTTCACGCTTATCTTTGTTATCCATATACTCATCAACAATACTTGCTAGATGTTCTGGATTTCCATCATAAACATCTACTAAAGATTTTGCTTGAAAACTATTAATGTGTTCAGATTTTACTAACCATTCTTTAGGAAGCAACAAATTGTTTGGAGATATGTCCGTCATAAATACTGGGAGTCCACTAATCAATGCCTCATTCATTGGAAGGCACAAACCAGCATATCTTCTTGGAAGAAGCATAGCATCAAACCCATTATAAAGTTCTTCCCTATTTTCTGGATTACTGTTATTAACTGTAACTCTTGAATCTTTTAAATCTAATTCTGGAAACTTTTGTGTTGTAATTACTAACTCATAACTTGCCTTTGAATACTTAAGCATTTGCAAAACAGTTTGAGTTCCATTTCTATCTTTTGCTGCAAACTTTCCACCAACGTGCAATAATCTATTATGATCTTTTGACATATTATTTTGTCTAACATTTTCAAACAAAGTTGAATCAGTTGGAGGTGGAAGGTGAATTACTTTACATCTGCCATCAACCATTTTTTCAATTTGATCTATATTCCATAAACTTGGGGCAAGCAAAACATCTGGAAGTTCTGCTTCTGGAACAGACATATTTAATAAAAATTCAAAATTATATTGTAATATTGTTTTAATGCCTCTTCGTTTAGCATAATGTAAAAAATCTTGTCTATAGAAAGTTTCGCAACTTAGCACGACATCTATGTTTCTTAAAAATTCTATTACTTCTCGTTGTCCTGGAAACCCGCTCGATGTAGTTGTTATATTATAATCTTTATACCATTGTGGATGCTGTTCATTACCATTGAAATGATGTGAGTCAATTAATAAAATTTTGTCGGGATTAAGCATTTTAACTAATTCCCGTGTTTGATTTCCTAGTCCAGTATTATCAGATCTAGCAATAATTCCAAGTGTCATCCTTTGTATCCCCTAATCTCATCATCGATTGTATATTTAAGTGTACCCTGACGACCATCTAAATGATATGATCTTTTAATATTTCCTTCTGGATGATATATCCAAAGTTTGTGTTTTTCCCATCCTTCTTCACTAAAACTATCATAAGGCAAAATTTCATCCTGAATTATTCCATGAGTCCTATCTTCAATAAAAGCACATTCATCAAGTGGCGGTAATATAATATTCCTATAGTATGAAGCCTTAGTTAAGTGAGGTCTTTGACTCCATTGAGCAGTTTGTAAAAATTCATCTTCTAATTTAAACATTAAGTGTTTGTGTGGTTCTGGAATAGATGCCTCAAAATGAAATCTTATTGTATTTGCTTTTCCATACTCAATCATATCTAAACATTTTTGCCAATCAATCTCTATATCTGGAGTTAGAGGTGTATCTCCTTCAACATATAAAAGTAATGATGTTTGTATTTCTTTTATTGTTTGTCTCATCATTGTTGTTTGATGGCTATGCTGATCAAAAATAACTGGCAAAACATTTTTATATTCGTGTAAACATTTCCAAAGTATGCGATTTTTATATTCATCGTAATCATTTTTTCTATGCAACTGTTCTTTTCTCAACCCATCAATTTGCATAATGATTTCATTATCTGGAAAATGTGCCCTAATACTATTTATTGTTTCTTCAATCATT